AGGAATCATTTGGACTTGTTTGGCAGCTGTATAACCAATAAAATATTCCGACCTTTCCAGACCCGCAAGGGTCTGGGAAGGGAGGGATTTTATATAAGGAATTAGACTATGTCTATTATGGGAAAAGCAGCTAAACATCTAATGAAAAAGAAAAGCCGTAGTTATACCAAGAAAAAACCTAGTAAGAAAACTAGAGTAGAACGAAACAAAGCAAAAAAGCATAAAGACTGGGAATATGATTTAGCTTCAGAAGAATTTGCTTATAAAAATCCAGGGCAACGAATACCCAGTAAGAAAGCACTTATAGGTAAGAAACCGCCTACTAAAAAACGTAAAGACGACTTACCATTTTAGAGGAGTACAGTTATGCCAGTATGGGTAGTAGCTAATGCATTTAGAAAACAAGCAATGAAAGCAATTAAAGCCGCAGGTGGGGGTAAAACTGGATTAGATAAAGTAAGAAAATCTAATCCAAATTGGTTTACATATAAGACTAAAGCAGGTAGTACATCAGCTAAACCTAAAGCTAAAACTAAAGCGACAACGGCAACTAAAAAGGGAAAAGGTGGTTTTGATGAAGTACAGTTAGAAAAGTATAGAGATGCGTATAGAAATAGAAAGAAAGATAAAAGATGGGATAGGTTACCTCAAGATGTTAAAGATAGATTATTAAAATAGGAGGAATTATGGAAGATGTGAAGTTAACACCAATTGATCAAATGACTCAGGACGAACTCAAACAAGAGTTAAAAGAGTATGGAGTTGTGTTTCACCATAAAACAGGTCAAGCTAAATTAGCAGAACTACTAGCTGACGTTAGAAAAAATCCTGAAAGCATGGTACAGGATTTTGATAATGAAGACGTAGCTACAGATCGTCCGTATAAAGGCGGTAATCCTAATGCAAGTGAAGCTGCTAAAGAAGCTGCTGCTAAGGCAATGAAACTAACTGGAGAACAAGAAGCTATGAAGCTTATACGCATTGTTGTTACTCCTAATGATCCACTTATGAGTAGTTACCCTGGCCTTATATTTACAGTAGGAGCGTCTGGGCTGAATAAAGGAAGAATGATTAAGAAATTTGTTCCTTTTAATAACGAAGAAGGTTGGCATGTTCCTACGATTATTTATAATCAAATTAAACATGCTGAAATGCAGAAATTTAAAACTGTTACTCGTCCTAATGGTGAGAAAGTATTAGAGCCTTACATTACTCAAAAATTTAACGTACGAGTATTGGATCCCCTTACTAAAGAAGAATTGGAAAGACTGGCTGCTGCTCAAGCAGCTAACCCAGCATTCCATACGGGAGATAACTAATGGCTATTACTATTGCTGATTTAACTGCTGGTGTTTCTACTGATGCTAATAACGTAGTAACAGGTACAGGTGTATTCGATGATCTAATGGAAACAGTGAATGCACATATGGCTGCTCAATTTAATTTAGGCCGTATTACTGGCAGTGACTATGCAACAGTATACTTAACAGCTATGCAAGCAGCTGTTCAACAAGCAGTAGCTTATGTAGTAGGGATGCAAAAAGGTAATGCTGAAGAATCTCTACTCTTCCAAAAAGAAGTTACTGAATTTGCTCAAACTGAGCAATCTACTAAAGTAGCTCCAACAACTACTTCTGTTGCTGGTAGAGCTAACAACTTATCTACTGAGCAAGCTAAAGGGTTTAAATGGAATGCTGATCAGAAATACCTTAAAACTCTACTAGACGCTTGGAGCGTGAATGTCTCAACTGCTGGTGTTGCCTCTACAGGTGTAGTTGCTCTTAATACAACTGGAACAGGTAATATTAATACGCAAATAAGTAACGCAGAACCTACAGGATAGTAGCAATGGGGTTTATTGCTAATATTTTTACAGCTATTATTGATGTTGTTGTAGCGATAGTTGAAGCAGTTGTACAAGTAGTTGAGATGGTTGTGCAGTTAATTATGGTATTACTTGGGTGGGATGGAGGTTCTACCCAAGTAATTGAGTATTACGAAGTTCAGAATATCCCCTTATTTGATGATGTAGATAAGAAAAATCCTACCGCCTCCACTATTCTTCAAAGTATCCTAGCAGATAAAGACTTAGTTAGTAGTCTAATCTATCATCTTGCGTTTCGTAGCCTTAAAGGAAACGTAAAAGAATTTATGGATTTTATTGACAATGGGAACTATTTTGAAAGCTTTCCCGTAATAGAATCATATATTTTAACTGTAGATTATGATGAAGTAACTGATGTATTAGACACTATTAATGGTGTTCCTTGTACAATTGAAAATGCGTATTTAAGAGCTTTATCAAAATCTGATTGGGTTAAGTCTTGGTTACAAGATAATAAAGGATATGATGTAGGTCTTAATCGACTAGGTCATGAATACCGAGAAATTAAAACTACTCCTAGTACTCCTGCTTCGGATACTGTTAATGTCACTCCATCATTAAATCATTTTCAAATAGATATAACTAGTGAAATGGCTACATCAGATGATGTATTAGTCGATATGCGATGGTTTGTTAATTTAAACACTATTGCATATAATTCAGGTACAAACGACTATACTGTTGAAGCTTATAATGCAGCTGGTGTAACAATAACTCTTCCATACACTGTTCCCGCTAAACCCACACAAGTTCATTATGTTGTAACTTATTATAGAGATGTGGATCCTAGTAGAATTTATCTATTTATCTATCAAGCAGGATCTGGAGTATATACTGCTCTAGATACAATAGAAGATCCTATTGATATAGATGGTAGTACTCTTGAAGTTCTTCCCGCAGTTCCGTTAAGAATAAGCAATTCTAACTACACTACATTTGGAGCAACTAAACAAGCAGCAATAGAAGATATATTAAAAATAATACACCTAGATGCAGCGGAAGTTCTAGATGCTATTTTAACTGACCCAGGAGTAGCTAATAATCTAGGGGACATAGATAATATTTACGTAAATTTCGGTGTACGAATGTGGGATACGACTCAAGCAGGAATGTCCTATTTATATAGAATGTTTGAAAATCTATATCCTGCTCAAGCTGTTACTCAAGGAATTTATAATAATTCTCCAGCAGGGGATGATAAACCACAGAATAATATTCTCACCTCGACAGATGATAACGAATACGCATTTCAGTGGTCATATATTACATATACACATACTTCATTAGCGACTATTGACTCAAATAGTGGCAGTACCGAAAATGGCATCTATTATTCAGATATGTCGAAATTTGGGGATGATGGGCTATTAAAATATAACTACTATAGTTCCTCTGGTAAAGGGACATATAACGTAGGATATAAAGCAGATACATTAACCGAGGTAGCTAATTTTTTAGCTGGGAATGGTACTCCAAACCCTGGAATCACATCAGGAGAAGCTGCTAATTGGTTACAAGTAACTGAAAGAATGAGCTATAACAACCCAACTCCTGTATTACAGGAAGCTGATGGCAGTACAGCTTCATTGATTTATCTAACTCCTGATGCAGTTTATGAAAATAACGGCTCAGGGACATTACGACTAGTTCAAGCCGCTGCAGAAGAAACAACTATAGGCCAATCAATAACTTACTATTGTATTAAGCCATCAGGATTAGATGCGTATACAGTTGTTGCTCCAATAGGTGCTTTAAAAGTTATTGATGGAGACACCTCAAAATTTAAAATGGTTAAATTTAACCTTGGGGCTCAACAGGATCTCATGGTTCCATTTATTCATACATTTATTAAGGATCTATCTCATGCCGAAGTTAGTAAATTATTTTTAGCAGGATGTCATGTATCTATCTATATAGCTCATTATGAAGTAATAGTCCAAGCAGGTATGAGTTTCCTTACGGCCTTAGTAATGATTGTAATTATTGTAGTTATAGTCATAATTGCTTTGCCAGCAATTAAAGCGGGTTTTGCAGCTATAAAGGCGGGTATAGCAGAACTAGTATCAGCTGCAATGGCAGGAACATTTTTAAGTACAGCATGGGGTCTGTTTTTAAAAGCTGTACCTACTATGCTGATCAAATTTGCTGCTCAGTATGTAATTCAGCTAGCAATTGAGGAGATAGCTAAGGATAACCCAGAATTAGCCATGATTCTTAATATCGTAGCCTCAGTAGCTATAGCTATGTGGGATCCTGGCATCACATTTGGAGCAACAGGAGCTCCTGTGGGTAGTTATGGACATACAGGAGGAGCCACAATTGGTTCAGGAGGTGGTAGTATGACTACTCCTACACCTAGTAAAGCTTTTGGATTTAGATACACAGGAATGAAGTTTAAGAGTCTATCATCTTTAACTTTCCTAGATTTAGCTGACATAGCTACTAAATTTGTAACAGGCATAGGAAGTTTAGAATCTATGGCTGTAGGAGCTCTAGCTGAGACTTTAGCAGCAGATAGCGCAGCATGGGGAGTAGAAAGAGCAAGTAAATTACAGGAAATCAATGAAATGGAGAATTGGCTAGATACCCGTAAAGCAGTGAATCTAGCACCAGTACTAACTGCACAATGGAGAGTAGGAGGAGGACGATCTAATAATGGATTACCAGAAGGCATATCGGCTCCTGTGTATCTGGCTGCTAGTGTAGGAGCATATGTTCCTATGCGTATTGATTCTACTTTTATGCATCCTTGGGATCATGATCCTTATGATTACGCATAAATAGGTAATGACAATTTATTTAAATAACGGTATTATTAGGGTAATAAAGATAGGAGTTTGATATGGCAGAAAATAATATTCCTTTATGGCAGCAATATATTAATCAATATGCTCGTAGAGAAAGTAGACCTACATGGGGCAGACCGCAACAACCTCCTGGGTGGGAATATCTAGCTAATCCACAACAATCAATGCCCGCAGTGATACCCACAGATTCAGCAGGTTCATATAGTTTTGTGGATCAGAACGCTTATTCTGTAAATCCACAAACAAAAGAAAGGTATTTACCTGGGTGGAAAGCGAATCCCTATGGTGCTACTGGCGGTGTGGATGCAAGAATGCCTAGCTACTATGCAATGTCAAAAGGCGTAGTTCCAGATGATTGGAGTTTCGGTGGTGGTGGTAGTGCTCGTGATAGATGGAAAAGTATAGCAAGGCTTGGTGGAAATCAGAATTTTGCCAACTTACCCACAGGGAATGAGATGGCTAAAAGATATGGTGTCCCTCCTACTGATGCAATAGCAAATCTGGCTTCAGAGTTGAAGCAACTAGAAAATATTGGTGATGCTTCAAGTAGGCAAAATATTGTTTCAGGAAGTGGGTATAGTGGTTATGGTGCAGATGCATCTAGAGATGAAGATGATCCTCTATATGATCCATTCGACACAGGTGAACCTGGGTTAGAACAAATGAAATCATTTGGTTCAGGATTAATTGATCCTTCTATGTATGAGCCAAAGTCATGGATAGATAAAGGAAAAGACTTTCTCCTTAAAAATCCAATGAAAGCTGCGGGTATTGGCTTGGATTTATGGAAACAAATAAACCAAAATAAATCTTTGGCACAAAATAAAGCATATATGGATGATGTACGACAAGCAATGGCATTTGATCAAGCTGATGTAAATAGACGTTGGGATCTAACTATGAAAGACTACAATAGACGAACAGCGTTAGATGATAAATTCTTATTGTCTCAAAGATTACCTGGAACTGAAGGAACTGGAGTATAAGGAGCTATTATGGCAAGAACTAACTTACCGGGAAATATTTTAAAAAGCCTTAATACTAGATTATTAGGTAATTTAAAAAGTGGAGTTGATACAAATATCGACTTAATGAATGCCCAAACTGCTGCAGCTCGACAGGGAGTACAGGATTATGCAGATATCTCTGCACAGGATTTTCTTTCAGATGTAGAAGCTGTTAACACGGGTGATCCTGCACAGGATCTTTTAATGAGAAATCAATTAGTTCAACAAATGAAAGCAGACCCTGGTTTAATTGACATGGGTAAAGTTAATGTAGGACTAAGAGATATTAGAAAACAAGCTCCTATTGATTATTTAAAAGGTCAAGAAGCAAAAAAAGAATTTAAAACGCAGCATGATATTGACTGGGATACAGATCGTATGCGTAATCTTCCTAATCGATTTTTAGATGACGGTTCCGTAAATCCTGCTTTTCAAACAAGCATAGAAAGTAATATTGCCGAAGCTAGAAGAAATAATATTGCTATTCCTCAAGAAAAAGCTCTGTATCGAAGTATATTCGATAATGATCCCTTCACATTCAAACCAGATACGATTACTACGCTAGATAACCTAGTAAAAGGCGGTGCTAAAAAATTTACTAAAGACCAACAAGCAAGTGTAATTAATAAAATAGCCGATAACATGGCTAAAAAATATCCTGGAATAACAGACAGGTCTGTATTTAAAACTAGAGCAGGTACTTTACTAGCTAATTCTAAATACGGTGAAAAGTTTAGATTAGGACTTGCAGATGAAGCTACTGGAACAATTGATACGCTTGAAGTAGAACGAATACAGAATGTTATAAGCGATGCTGCTCAAGCTAGAGACAATAAAGCATATACAGCTGGTGTTAATCAGTTACTTGGGTATATGAATAGAAATAACATTAGTGGTGATCATCCTCTTGCAAAAAGTCTAGAAGCACCAGTATTGCTAGCCTTACAACACGATGGTAAAACTTTAGATAATTTTATTAAAGAAAATTCAGCATGGGAAACTGAAAGAAAACAAGGATTAATTACAGTTAATACAGAACAAAATATAAAGAATAAAATACTAGCACATTATCAAAAAACGTTTCCTGAACTTACAGAGGGTATTTTTGAGCAACGATACGATAAGTTAAAAAACAAGGCAGGAGGCGGTATATCTGCTGCCATTGCTTTAGGTCGTAAAAAAGCAGAAATGACAGCTAAAGCTTGGGAAGAAAAAGCAGAATCAGGATTTAAAACATACAAAGAGAATGTTGAACATTTAAGAAAAATGG